CACGTTCTTTTGTACGGCCCGGCAGGGCTTGGTAAAACGACGCTCGCGCACATTATCGCAAACGAGATGGGCACGCAGTTAAAGGTCACTAGTGGTCCTGCTATAGAGCGTGCGGGCGACCTTGCCGCAATACTTACAAACCTTAACGAGCGCGACGTGCTGTTTATCGATGAAATACATAGGCTAAACCACAACGTGGAAGAAATACTTTACCCTGCAATGGAAGATTTTACGCTAGACTTTATTATCGGTAAAGGACCTTCTGCAAAAAACGTTCAACTGCCCCTACCCAAGTTTACACTTATCGGTGCAACGACAAAAGCGGGTATGATTTCTTCGCCCCTACGCGATAGGTTTGGACTTATTTGTAGGCTGGAAACCTATTCGATAGCAGAACTTACCGAAATAGTAGAACGTTCTGCCGTAAAACTAGGTATAAATATAGAGCATAAGGCGGCGGAAGAAGTGGCAAAACGCAGTCGCGGAACTCCGCGTATAGCAAATAGATTACTTCGCCGTGTGCGCGATTACGCAATGGTAAAAGGACACGACACCGTGCTTTTATCTGATGCCGACGGCGCGCTTAAGATGCTTGAAATAGACGAATTAGGGCTTGATGCGATAGACGTTAAACTTTTAAAATCAATGGTGGAAAAGTTTGGTGGCGGGCCTTGCGGTCTTGACACTTTGGCGGCTACCATTAACGAAGACAGCAACACCATAGAAGACGTTTACGAACCCTATCTACTTCAACTCGGCTTTGTGGCAAGAACACCGCGCGGAAGAGTTTTGCTAAAGAAAGGTTACGAACATATAGGACTAAAGATGCCGGAGGCAAAAGCGGAACAGTTTTCCGTTTTCGATATGTTTAATGAAGACAAGTGATTTTGATTATTATTTACCCGAAGAACTGATTGCGCAAACGCCCGTGTATCCGCGTGATTCGTCACGGCTTATGGTGTACGATAGAAGTACGGACAAGATCGAACATAAACACTTTTACGATATCGTGGACTACCTTAAGGCGGGGGACGTGCTAGTTAGAAATAACACTAAAGTTTTGCCTGCAAGAATGTTTGCGTTTACACCAAACGGCGGAAAGGTAGAAGTGCTTTTACTTAAAAGGTTTAATCTAAACGAGTGGGAAGTGTTAGTTAAGCCTGGCAAAAAGGCAAGAGTTGGCGCAAATCTAATTATATCCGAAGAACTCTCGCTCACGGTTATCGGCAATATCGAAGAATCGGGCAGTAGGCGTGTTAAGTTTAACTATGACGGCGTTTTTGAAGATATTATATCAAGACTTGGCGAAATGCCTTTGCCACCGTATATTACCGAAAAACTAAAGGACCAACAGCGTTATCAAACGGTGTACGCAAAGGTGGACGGCTCGGCGGCAGCACCTACCGCAGGGCTACACTTTACCGAAGAGTTGATAGAAAAAATCAAAGCAAAAGGCGTGGAGATTATAGACGTATTGCTGCACGTCGGGCTAGGAACGTTCCGTCCCGTAAAAACGGACGACGTACTCTCTCACCATATGCACTCGGAATATTACGAGATAAGTGACTACGCGGCGGAAAGGATTAACCTTGCAAAAAAAGAAGGTAGGCGCGTTATTGCCGTCGGAACTACTAGCGTTAGAACGCTTGAGAGCGGTGCGGGCGATAACGGCTTTGTTAAGGCCGTAAAGGACAATACCGAGATATTTATTTATCCGCCCTATAAGTTTAAGTGTGTAGACGCACTTATAACCAACTTTCATTTACCCAAGTCAACTCTAATAATGTTAGTGTCGTCTTTATCTTCAAGGGAAAAGACGTTGGAACTTTATAAAACGGCGGTTGAAGAGAGATATAGGTTTTTTTCATTCGGCGACGCTATGCTTATTGTAGGCAGGACGGACAACGATAAAAAAGCCCCGACAGAATAAGTGCAAAATCACGCGAAATTGCCTTATTTTCGGGGCTTTTTCCTGCTTTTTAGAGGTTTTCTTCCGTTTCTATATCAATACCTTGCTTGTACAAAAATTTGTGTTCTATGCCGTTCTTAAAGCAAATTGAGAGAATTTTGCCGTCGGAAATTACAATTTTTTTTACGATAGAATTGATAAAGTTTTTAATGATTTTCGGGTCGAGTTTCTTAATCAGTTTTTCAAAGTCAACATACCGTTTGGTAAGCAGTTGTTGGCTCATAATAAAGTAGCTTGCCTTTGATAAGAATTCTTCGTCGGAGAGAGAAAAGTCCAAAGCGTTTACCTTTTCGATTTCCGCTAAACGCTCGTCGATTTGCTTAATTGCGTCGTCGAGCTGTTTTCTTTCTATAAGGTATTCTGTTTCGGGTATTGTTTCGTCGCCGTACAAATAAAGCGATTTAAGACGGGCAAGAGCGCGTTCTTTTTTTCGCCTTTCCGAAGACAGTAGAGCGGTTTCGTCTTGCAAGCTCTCGGCTGTTACGGCGTCTGGGAGCACGTACTCGTCAGTTTGCCACTTGCCTGTTTTGAGCATATTGTACATATCTTGCAAGCCTATACGGTCTATGCTCTCTACGTGTTCAAAGTATGAACCGCGAAGTAGTTTTCGCTCGAAGGTATCAATGTCAGTTGTTTTGCCGAAATTGTTTTGTGCTTTAATGACGTTAGATATATAGTTAAGCACGAACGGGCCAACCTTTATGTCTGAAATGTACTTGTTGTCGCAGTCGTTGAAACGGCGACGTCGCGAACACATATAAATCGAAGGACGGTATCCGCTACCACGAACGCGGTCTATTGTGCTCGGCATACCGTTTCCGCACTTGCCGCATTTAAGTAAGCCTGCAAAGATATGAGTATTGACGCGCGTATATGTACGCGGACCGCCTTTGTTGCTTCGACGTTGGCTTTGAAGTATCATTTTTATAGTCTGCTGTCGTTCGCGTTCTACAATCGGCGGGTGGTGGTCTTTGACGAGTATCCACTCGGATTCTTTTTTGAGAGCAGAGGTGCTTGCGTTTCCACCGCTTTTCTTTTCGTCGTGTTTGTTATAAAGATAGTCGCCAGAATAGAAAGGGTTGTTCAAGATTATGCCGACGGTAACAGGATTCCAAGCCTTACCGCTACGAGGGAAATGCTTGCTTTCGTTCATAAACTTCGCTACTTGAATTAGAGAGCGCGTTTCTTCGTATGTGTCGTAAATCATATTGACGGTTATGGCTTCCGTAGGGTTTACGGATAGAATCTTTGTGGTTTTGTCGTAGTTATACCCGAACGGGACGTGTCCGCCGTTCCATTTGCCCTCGTTGGCGCGTGAAAGCATAATAGCCGTAACACGCTCCGACGTGATATTACGTTCAAGCTCCGCAAAAACGAGAATGATTTTTAGCATAGCCTCGCCCATAGCGGTAGAGGTGTCGAACTGCTCGTTCTTACTGACGAACGTTATCCCAAGTTGTTTAAGCTCGTTGTACATTTGAGCAAAGTCGAGTAAGTTTCTGCTGATGCGGTCAATCTTCCAGACGATTAAGTGGGTAAATTCTCCCGTCCGAAGCCTTGCCATCATACGTTGATAGTCTGGGCGGTTTGTGTTTTTTGCCGAATAGCCCGCGTCTTTGAAGACTTCGTACTTCTCAACGCCGAGAGCGTATTTAGCATAGTTTATTAAGTCGTTTTCCTGTAAAGGAAGGCTGTCCTTATCCACCTGCCAATGTGTTGACACGCGGATATAAAGGGCAGCCTTTTTATCGTTCAAAGCGTCATTAAGGTTCATTTCGCATTGTCCTCAATCAATTTATCAAGGGTAAATTTTATATCGCTATAAGAGCATTTTACAGCCTTTAATCGTTCAAGGGTTGAAAAAGAAACTGTATTTTGGTCGCAATGCTCATTGAGCGAAACGGTAGGCAATATAAAGAATTGCCACTTTGAAAGGTCGAGTATGTCGTAGTTCGTTTTGTCGCGCTCGGAATAAAGGCAAAAGATATAGAAATCAGAGTGGCGTTTTTTGTCGCCGGGATAACCGCCTGCAATAGAATCAAACTTGCGAGAAGGGGAAACGGAAAACGATACACGAGAATATCTTTCGTTGTTCAAGTTCCAAGATTGAATAAAAGAAGAAGACTTAATTTCTATACGGTAGCCGTTGTATGAAAGGTCGTATTCGCTCCAATCTTCGCGGGGCGTCGAGGTATCAAGGTCGAGCGCCTTTGAAACGATAAATTCTGCAAGGTGTCCGCGATAGGTGTTATCAAGTAGGTCGCCGAATGCAAAATGCCAAAAATCGGAAACGCTGAAATCTTGGTAAAAGTGGTCGTTGTGAAAAAGCTCGTCGCCATTATGGTATCTACGTTCCATTGTTGCCCCCCTTAAAAAAGCTCGTCGATTCGCTCGCGCTCGCTATTTGTCATATATTTAGAGAGCAACGCCCACAAGACCTTTTTATCGTCTTTGCTTGCGCGATTGTAGCACGACAGCAAAATCTTTGCGTCGTCGGCTATCGTGTCCTTCTCGTCGGGTATGTTGGTAAGCCCGATAAGGAAATCGGACGAAACTTCAAGTGCTCTTGCAATATCGGCAAGGATAGTAAGAACGGCAGGGTTGTTGACCTGTTTAACGTAGCGTGAAATAGTGGCTTCCGTAGTGAAAGACTTTTCGGCAAGCCATTTTTGCGTAACGCCACGCGCTTCAATCGCTTCTGAAAGGCGGTTTGAAAAAGTAGTGCTTTTTTCTTTTGTTTCCATAGTGTAGATTCCTCCAATTGACAAGCTCGTAATTATTATAGCAAAAATTACGGCTTTTTGTATTTATTTTCTAAAAATTATAATTTAATCATAAAAAACGCTTGACAATTACCGAACAGTAAGTTAGAATAATACTACAATCCAAAAAAAGGGAGGCGCGTTATGAACTCGTCAAAGCTAAAAGGTCTCCGCGTTGAAAAGGGAAAAACGCAGGAAGAAATGGCGAAGTCAATCGAGAAGTCGTTAGACTCGTATGCAAAGAAAGAAAGGGGGGAAGTTATTTTTCTTCCAGACGAAATTGCTATAATATCGAACTTACTCGAAATGACATTTGAGCAAGTAAACGATATTTTTTTCGACGGAAAATTACTGAACGGTAATTCAAAGGCGTGATTTTAGTTTGTGATTATATTATATCGCATTTTAGGGGTTAGCACAATGGGAAATGGCTCTACGAAAACCAACGATAATATCTACTTTGTGGCGAGGAAAGAAGCAGCAACATACGACGAGCGTCTATTTAGCCGTGAAGGCGCGGCTGATATGCTCGGCTTGTCTGTATCTTCGCTTGCGGATTACGAACTCGGAAACACGAAAGTCGTTCCCGTTGATAAAGTGGTACTTATGGCAGATTTGTATAATGCGCCACAGTTGAAAGCGCAGTATTGCAAAAATGCTTGCCCTATCGGTAGTTCGTTTTATATGGCGACTGAAATCAAACCGATAGAAAAAATCACGTTAGGGCTATTGAGTATGCTCGACTTCGACAAGCTCGAAGAGATAAAAAGAGTATTGATAGAGCTTTCTCTCGACGAGAACATTAACGAAGAGGAACACCACCTGCTTGACGAAGTAAAAGACTTCTTCAATAGGTTGCAAGAAAAAACAACGGAACTCACGTTGTTAATAGAAAAGAAAAAGGCGGATAAGTTAGATGGTTGGTGTAAAGGAAATGCAGGAACTACTGCGAAGTGAATACGGCATATCGTCGCCCGAAGAACTTATAAAGGCGATTAGGGATATGAAAAAAATCAACGTTGCGGTTTTCACTCAACCCGTCGTTGGAAAGGAGGTAAGAGATGATTGATTTAAGCATTTTCAACAAGTTGGGTTTCGACGAAAAATCGCATACATACAGGCTTGACGGAATTATCCGTTGTCCGTCTGTAACCGAAATAATGAATCCGTTAAGTAGCGCCTATTACAAAGGCGTTGATAACGCATATATGAGCGTCGCCGCAAAACGAGGCTCTGACGTGCATCATTGTATAGAGAACTATTGGCTGTACGGCTGTATAGATATTCCAAAGGAATACGCTGGGTATATTGAAGCGTTTATGTCTTTCGTAAAAGAACGAAAGCCAAAGCCTTTGGCGGTGGAGGTTAAGTTTTTCCACAAGTATCTGTATTACGCTGGTACAGCCGATTTGCTTTGTACGCTTGACGGAAATGACGGCGAAAATTGGTTGATTGACTATAAAACAACGTCGTCCATCAGCGCTACGCTCACAAGGGTACAGCTTGAAGGGTATCGGCAAGGGCTTGAAAGCCATAAAATCCCTGTCGATAGAAAGGCGATTTTACAGTTAAAAAGCAATGGAACGTATCGACTGGCAGACAGATACGAAAAAGACGACATAGAGAGTTGGGAAACCTTTAACGCATTGTTGACGGTACACCGCTTTTTAAGTAAATACAGTAATAATTAAAAGGAGGAAGTGTATATGGAAGTACACGAACAGGTAGTCGCGAGTATCGGCTCTTTACCGCCCGAACAGACGGAAAGTGAAAAGGCACTCGCAAACGAAGTTTCCGTGATAGAGCAACGTGCAATGAGCATTGTTATCCACAGCGCGGAAGACTTCGAGCAAGCAGGGGAATTTGGAAGGCAACTCAAACAACAGTCCGCTATGGTAAAAGAGTTCTTCGCCCCTATGAAAGACGCGGCGTATCAAGCGCACAAGCAGATTTGCGAGAGAGAGAAGGCAATGCTTGCGCCTCTTGTTTCTGCCGAAAAAACATTGAAGACTGCTATGGGAAACTATCAGCTTGAAATGGAGCGTATTCGTCGTGAGAAAGAAGAAGAAATACGACGCGCCGCAAAAGCAGAAGCCGATAGAAAGCTCGCAGAGGCAAGCGCGCTTGAAGACAAGGGCGACATTGCAGGAGCAGAAGCCGTCCTTGCAGGTGCGGCAATGCTCGACCAAGCAGGGAGCAACTTCCGTCTTGAAACGGAAAAAGCAAAAGCAACGGGCATAGGTTCTACTATGGACTGGGAAATCGTTAGTGTTGACGAAAGCAAAGTTCCTACACACTTTAACGGCGCGGAAATTCGCCCTGTTGACGTGTCGGCGGTTCTCAAACTCGTAAGGGCAAGCAAGGGCAATATCTCTATTCCCGGCATTGAATTCAAAGAAACAGTAAAAATCAGCATTCGGAGGTAAAGAAATATGGAACAAAGCACGGCATTAAGCAAGGCTGAAAACAACGCCTTGCAAGTAAGCTACGAGGTTCTCGGCACGAGAGTTGAACTCGATATAGAGTTCGTAAAGAAGTACCTTGTTAGAGGTAGGTCGGAATTGACGTCCAATCAAGAGCTTGTATTCTTTATGAATACTTGCAAGATGCAAAGACTCAATCCGTTGGCAAACGGGGAAGTGTATTTGATTAAGTACAGCAAAGACGACCCCGCGCAAATGGTAATCGGGAAAGACGCATATTTGAAACGAGCGTTCTGCAACCCGAACTATATGGGCAAGAAAGACGGTATCGTGGTGCAACGCGGAACACAGATTGTAATGAAAGAAGGCTGTTGCCTTTACCCGTCGGAAACGTTAATCGGGGGATGGTGCAGGGTTTTCTATACGAAGAACGGTATGAACCTTGAAGCGTATCGCGAAGTTGCGTTTAGCGAGTACAACAAGGGTATGTCGAACTGGAAATCGAAGCCCGCGACAATGATTAACAAGGTTGCCATTAGCCAATGCGTAAGAGATGCGTTCCCGTCCGACTACGAAGGGCTGTATTCGGAAGAAGAGCTTATCGCTTCGGGCGCAATCAAACCCCAAATGGCGGAAGGGCGTGTAGGCGGGCAAGAAATCGTAATCGGCGAAGACAACGTGGACGGCGACGGCGTTGTTATGGATATAGACGACAGCAAAGAACCTATCACACAGGAAGAAAGAAAAGCGCTTTTTGCTCTTGCGAAAGAACTTTTCGGGAGCGAGGGAAACGATATTCTCAAAGATATTTTAGAGGATATGAAAATAGAATCCACGCAGGATATGACGAAAGGCGATTTGAAAAAGGTTGAAGACGCTCTTAAAGAAGAAAAGAGCGACAGAGACGAAGCAATGCACCAAGACGCGGAGGCAAACGCGGACTGATAGAGGAGGTATCGCATGGGAAGAAATCTAAAAAAAGGTGTAGATTACTTTCCGCACTCTACTATCGCCGCTTTGACGTCTTCAACGATTTACACGATAGAATCGGAATTTGGGAACGACGGATATGCTTTGTGGTTTAAGTTGCTCGAATATATCGGCATTTCTGAAAAGTTAATGCTTGACAGGGCTGATAAGTCCAAATGGCTTTACTTTGTGGCAAAATCAAAAGTTGGCGAAGAAAGGGCTGTTAGCATAATCGACAGGCTTGCCGATATAGGGGCAATCGACGAAGAATTGTGGAAAGAGCACGGTATTATATGGTCGGATAATTTTGTGGCGAGCATAGAAGACGTGTACAAGAAAAGGGGCGTACCCCCACCGCAAAAACCCACGTTCGGAGAAACGAAGAAAATCGAAGAAGACAAAGCTCCGCCACAACAAGGCGAGTTGGAAATCCCCGACGAGCAACCGCCCGAACAAAAGCCCAAAAAGAAGTATGCTGAAAAAGTACACTTAACCGAAAAGGAATATGACGAGTTGGTGGAAAAATACGGAAAAGCGGGCGCGGACAGGGCGATAGAAATTCTGTCGAACTACAAAGGCTCAAAAGGCAAGTCTTATAAGAGCGATTATCGAGCCATATTGAGTTGGGTAATCGACAGAATGAAAGAGAAAGAACCGCATATTCTCAAAAAGACATCGCCGGCGGTTACGTCAAAAAAGGCGGGAGAAAACCCGTTTGGGGATTATATGGAATAGTATGGGAAATCTTGAACGTATAGGAAAACAGTTTGATATGATGCAACCGTTTCGCAATGCGGCGCAACATAGCATTGAGCAAGATCCGCCACAAAAGGGCGATTTTGAAAAGAACGGTATTCTGCATTGTGGCGTATGCAAAACGCCCAAGCGTGAATATGTGGACTTCGACGGGGAAAAGGTTTTGTGGGCAACCCCTTGCAGGTGCAAGTTGGATAGAATG